CGTGAAACGGCCATTTTATGTCCTATTAGTTTTTTCTATTTATTCTTCTTGTCAAGCATATGTTACACCATCTATTCTAGTAGCTATCGATCCATCAGGGTTAATTACATAAACAATATATGAGCCAGCGGTGCTTGCAGCTAACGTTACTCTTAATAACTGTGAGGTCATAAATGATACGCTTGAGGCACCTGTAGTACCCACAAACACATTTACCCCACTTACAAAATTATTACCATTGATTAAAACGTAACCCCCAGATGAAGCACTAATAGTATTAGAACCATTAGCTGACCATGTAGAGTTAGCCACTACTAGTGTAGTTATTTTTGCCGAGGTAGGAAGCGAGTTTGCTGCTATTTTTTCGGTTGTGACCGATTCATCAGCAAAAGCTTCTGTTATGTGTCTCGTTAAGGGCATTACTTTCCTTCTTTTTTAGGCTCGTAATACTCTTTATATTTTATAATAATAGATCTTTGCTGGGCAATAAGAGATCTCAGTTCTGCAATATTGATTGCTAGTTCTTCGTACCCATCATCTGTTAAAGCAAATAAAACTAAATCAGTTCCATCCTCCTTCAATTTCTTCCAAACTTCATCGCTATTTTCTGGAGTGATAATAAACCATTGAGGAGTTTTTAACTGAAGAACTTTTGGTTCAGTGAGATCAAGGCGCGTTCTTTCTACGGCCTTTTTATTGATAGTAACAGGTTCAACGTTACCTAAATTGAATAGCGAACATCCACTAATTAGGGGGATTGTAAGCAGGATTAATAAGTGACGGACACTCACGATTTCCCTCCATTGGGTTAGAAGCAGACTTTTCTCTTTCATTTAAAGTAGCACCAGAAGCTAACTCAAAACATCTCATAGCATTTTTAGAGCCTTTGTTAACCAGTTCTTCTACTACTCTTGGATTCTCAGACGCAAATTTACCAAAATCTCTCTTGTTAAATTTTGTGGTAAGAGCAGTTTTATCTTGTTGAAGCTTTGTCTTTTGATCTTCTAGCTCTTTATTTTTTTCTTTAATTGTTTCAATATCTTTTTGTTGCTGTTCTAGTAAAGCTTTTTGCTCTTCTATTCCCTCTTTCAAACGCTTGGCATTCTCTTCTGACATCATAAGATTAGCACGCATATTAGTAACGTACCAGGCAACACCGCCCAGTAACAAAATAATAATTAAGATTACTACTAGCTTAATTGCCTGAAACATATTTTCTTCTTAGAATGTTTTTTATGTTTTTAAGTCTTGCTTTTCCTTTGGGGGGCTCACCCTGATCCCCTACACCTAACCCGGCTACCTGACCCCCGCCTACTGCGTTTGCTATGCCATCTTCTTTTAAGGCTTGAAACAACACCGAAGTAAGCTGTTCATCGTTAAGATGACCGTACTCATTTTCTTTTAACAAAAGTGCGGTTGCTACTGCAGAGCCTAGCATTGTGCTACCGCCTGGAACTTTAGCAAGTAGCTTTTTAAGATTGCAAGTCAAGCGATCAAAGTAACCCCACGCGGCTTTTTCTTGAGAGGTTTTTAATTCAGAAGATTTTTTTATTACTTTACCCGACTTGTCTATAATACCAAGTCTATATGCATCCCACTTTTCAAAAGGAGTAACAATTCTTTTTATGAATTGATAAGTTAAATAAGCGTCAACTACTGGGTTGGCCATTATATTAACCTGACGTAAACTACACCAGTTGATCTATAATACATTTGGCCTACAGCTACACTATTAGATGCTGCATCGGCATCATCAGTATAAGGCCCTGGTACTGCGGATACTTCACCCTTTTGACCCTTATCACCTTTGTCTCCAGCTGTCCCCAGATCACCTTTATCACCAGTAGTTCCTAAATCACCCTTTTCCCCCTTAGCCCCTGTAACTCCTATTTCACCTTTATCGCCAGTAGTACCAGTATCACCTTTAGCACCAGTTGCTCCCGTTTCACCTTTGTCGCCTTTGGTACCGGTTGTGCCTGTAGCTCCGGTGTCGCCTTTATCACCTTTTGATCCGGTTGTACCCACCTCACCTTTGTCGCCCTTGGATCCAACTTCACCCTTTTGACCTTTTAGACCGGTAGAATTACCTACCCAATAACCAGTTGCATTTACTATAAGTGACCCGTCTAAGTAGATAGATCCAAAGTCTGCACTCTCACCAACAGTAAGTGTGTTAGATACTGTAACAGTATTTTTAAAGGTTGCGTTAGTAGCAACGTTGGCAAAAAAATTGGCAACAGTAATTTTTTTGGTTACTGCTGTATTGGCGGGAGAATCAACTATAACTAACAGGTCATCATTAGATGCGTTAGTTAGCGCGGTTAGTTCTGTTATTTTTTTAGCTCTGTCGGTCATTTTTTATTTCTCTTAGTACATTGACTATGTTAGCATCCATTGGTATATCCGAAATATTTATAGTAGCATTTTCAATACCTATTCCTGCTACTTTATCCGGACACACCTCCAACATTACTAAAAAAGGCTTCAAGTACGAATAATAATCTTTTAACTTAAAAAACAACAACTTGGTTGCGGCCTGAACCCCAAACAAGTTGTATATAATTATGATATGATTGAGAATAAGTTTTTCTTTTAATTCACTAGACTCCTCATACCTGCTAAACAACCTTTTTATATACTTAAACCGATTGAGGTCTTCATAAAATTCAAGCGTATCAAAACAAGATGGATTATCATAATGTTTTGCTGCATACAAAAGAAAATTAGTTTCGTCAACTTTATCAAAATCAATCATAGGTCACACTGGCCGCTTTCGCGGCCAGTTTAAAAGAATCAAGAATCGGGCAGCTGTGAATCGTCTGAACCGTCGCCAGTAATGGAGCCCATGGCTACCAATGTTTCGTAATGAACGCGACCGGCGCGTCCACCTGTACCTTCTCTTCTCAGAACCCAACCGGCATGTGCGCCTTTGTTCTTACCGCCACCAACTGTAGAACGTGCTGTAGCAGTTTCACCAGTGAATGTATGAACTTCGCCTGTTGCAGTTGTTCTATCCTCTGCAATATCAGCGTTGGAACCGCCGCTAGTTGTTGAAACAGCAAACGATGTTGAGTTAGAAAACGTAACGTAATAGAAAGCATTACCGGTTAGCCCGCCAATTGCTGTATTGCCTGTTGGAACAGTGTAATATACTCTATCACCTGCTAAGAAAATGCTGTTAGCAGTAGCCAGTAAAATAACATTATTTGTGTTGCTAACTCCATTAGTATTTGCTACAACGTTTTGTGCTGTTGGAGCTGCTATAGCTACAGAGGGGCTAGACTCATACGATGTACCAACTTGATTGGCGTTAACTGAAGAGATTCTTCCTGTAGCGCCTTTAGTTGTATTTGCAGTAGCACCCGATCCTCCACCTCCGGATAGTGTTACTGCAGCGTTAGCAGAATAACCTGAACCAGCAAAGGTAACTGTATAAGAAATAACTCCACCGCTGGAAACACCAGCCTCTGTTGCATCTACACCAAACATTCCTACTTTTTGCCCGGTAACAAACGAATTAACCGTTGAATTACCGTATAGATTGTCTCTATTGGTAGAGTTTGCTGCTAATTTAACCGACGTAGGAGCCCAAAGAACTGCATTTGAGCTAGCGTCAGAAGTTCCCCATTGTGCCATTTTTACATCTCCTTAAAGTTTATTGTATTTATTCTTCTTTAGACATCATATCTTGCATGAACGCTGAACTCTTGTTTACGAAAATGCTGTCACCTGGTTCTGCTTGCTCCTTTGGTTTAGCTTGCGGAGCTTTCTTTTTTCTATCATATGGAGGAGGCGGCATTACCACCTTTTCTTTTATGACGTCTTCCATTATTTGTTTGCTGTTGCCATTTTATGCACAGCCATAAAATTACTATGAGATTGTGCAATATGTTTATGAAGCTCATTTCTAGCCTCTGGCTTTAACTTTGACAGCGCATCGTTAACTGCTTTAGCTTGATGAGAATGGACGAATTGTGAACCAGATTTAAACTTCACATCAGCTCCACCTTTCATTTTATATCCTTCGCGCCCGGCTTTTACTTCACCAGATCCAATTGACTCAGCTTTTTTAAGCTGTACATGGATATGCTGATCGGGCTCTTCTCCAGAATCCTCACCACCATACTCATGCTCATCATCGTCTGACTTTTTAGCAGCGGGAGGATTCTTACGAGGGCGGCCTCTTCCTTCATCAAGCAACTCTTTTAATGTTTTCATTCTTCTCTCCTTAATGCTTATGGTGCTTGGCTTCGAGAATTTCAAGTTCTGTTGTAGGAACTTTTTTCTCAATACCGTGTTCAAACATAATATCGTACCAAGCAATAGAGCCGTCTTCTGCAGGATCGGCATGCTGGGTTGTAAGTGTTTTACCTTCACCAAGTTTGGCATGTTTAACATGAACCGCACATGAATGCTGTCCCGGAGTATCTTTCTCTTCTCTACGAGTAGTTTGATATGTTGTAGAGCCATACGTAGCGTTAGGGTTCATTGGATTAGAACCGGACATAGCGCGCTTGATTGTGTCCCAGAATCCAGCTTTAAGAACTTTCTTACCAGCTTTAACTTCTTCACCCATTGGCATGGTTGGAGAGGTAGGAGTAGGTGCTGATGGTTTTTTTGGAGTAATAACGATTGGCTCAGAAAGATAGCCACCTTTCTTCTTTGCTCTCATAAGCTTGAAATCATGAGCATCAATTTTTCCATTTTTATTATGGTCAATTTTATGCTGATTGCCTACTAATTTTTCTGTTACTGCTTTCTCTTCCAGAGGAAGATATTTGTCGTTCTGTGCTTCTTGAACTGTACGAGCTTTCTCATTGTTATTCATAACAGTTTGTACTGAGTCAATAAGGCTTTTTGGGATGTTATTAATCATTTGAGTCTCCTAGTCTTCGTCTATGATTTTGTACTTGCGTTGAATTTTTAATCCTCTTGTAACTTTTAAATGATCGTTGTCTAAATCTCTGTCGGGAGGCTCGGCGGTAGCGTCGTAAGGTTTGCTTGTAAACCTTCTTACCTTCTCGATCTCCATTCTGTCAGCAGGTACTTCTAGACGAGGAACATCTTCTACGTGTTTGCGAATATCTTCTACGTGCTGATCTACATAATCGTGCTCTTTTTCAAGATTCATTTTCTTGGCAAAAAATTTAATTTGTTTTGCAAGCAGCTCTGCATCCTGTATGTCTTGAGGTACGGCACGCTCTTTTGCTTTAACTGTTTTATGAATACCAAATAATTTATCATGTAGTATTACAGACTTTTCAGCCATATTAGCATCTACGTTATCTGGTAAATTTTGCCCGTATAATTTTTGTGCACTTGGTGACATTTCAAAATGCTGAGTCCTATAGGTTCCAGCGGCAACTTGATCACGCTGATCTTTCTCAACATTCTCTCTACCCGATGGTCTAATCTCTACTCCGGTCATAGCTTTTTCACCTAGCATAATTCTTTTAGCCATATCGTAAAGCGACTTATGAGACTCGCCTATTGCGTTACCTCTTAGAACATCAAGTACTATAGAATTAAGGCTTGTATATTTCATCATGCACCTGCCGTTATTGATCTGATCATCCAGGCATGCTTTTCATGGGCCTGTATACGATCTTGTAAGTAATTAGATATGCCGTACTGCTTTAGTTCTTCAGCTTTTTCATACGCTTTAATTAAAGAGCTCTTTACTGTCTGATTGTCGTTGTAAAGAGCATTGAACATAATAACAGTTGACGGAACGGACTCGGCGTCTTGTACTTGAGATAGTTCTTTGTATCGTCCAAGCGAGCCTGGTGCCACTTCATTAATCGTTCTTATTAGTTCAGCAATGTTATCAACTGACCCATATACCTCTTCATACAAATCACCGAGAAAGGAATGATATTGAGGGAAGTTTTCTCCTACAACATTCCAATGATAGAACTGGGCTTTTAAATAAAAAGCAAAAGAGTTCGCTAAAGATATTTTGAGTAGTTGTTTTAATTCATCCATAATTACCACGCCTTACAAGACCAATATCTCGCTTTAGTTTTTGGACCGGGATCATCACAATTATGTCTTGCTCTAAAACTTCTACGTCTAGCAGGAATATGTTTTTTAATGGTCATATTCTTATCACCAAAATTAACTTTAACAACATTGCCTGCTGCATTCTTAACATACACCTTAGACTTCTTAACGTCCCCGGCCATAGGTTTATTAAGGGGTACTTCTCTACCCTGGTGCGTTGCCTCTTCAAAATATTCTTTAAATTTTAACATTATTTACCTTTATGCATGTTAATGTACCAATGGGCAAGTTGCTTTTGTCTGGGTGAAGCCGAATCAGACGATCTTATTTTTTTAAGTTGAGCAATAGTCTTACCTTTTAATCCGTGTCTAGACATATCGCCTTTATCTTCTGGATTCTTACCATCCATAAAATTCTCTTCTTGCTGTCTACGTTCCATCTCAGCAATAACAGAAGGATGATGGGCAAATGCACTTCTTGCATGTATGCCAAGATCGGCAGCAGTATACATTACCCCTAACCCTACTGGGCGATCAATAACAAAGTTCTCATTTAAGCTTTCCTTAACAGATTGTCCAGGAGTATCTTTTTTATATTTTTTCGTTAGCTTATCTGTTCCCCAATCCCCAGCACCGCCTGTTTCTTTTATTGCTTCTACTTTAGATGCAACAGCTTTACCTACACCTTTTGACTTATAAAATTTTATTGCACGCTCCATAGCTGCTTCATTAGAGTCAGCCTGTACCTTTAATTTACGTTCAATACGAGCTTGTACGCCTGAGGTTAAAGGATCATGCATATGCACTGTTACAACATGAGTATGTTTTAGAGGAGCCTTTTCCTCTTTAATACCCGGTAGCCGTTTTAAAGCAACAGAGTTATTTTCCGGAGCTTTAAAATTCTCCGGATCTCTACCTATCAACGATTTAAGTTTTTGTAACGTTATCATTTTCTCTTAGCGGCTAGGTAGGCGGCTATTGCCATCTGTCTACGCTTTTCTTTCGACTTACCTTGAAATTGTGGAGCATCAGACTTTTTAAAGTCACTTACGTATTCACCAGCACCCATCGATGGTTTCAATTTTTCTTCTAACTCAACTTCTTCTTTAGCTAAACGATCAATAGCTTTAGCTGCGCCCATTTCACGTGATTGTGCTTTCATTTTTACTTGACGTCCCAATCGTGCGAGCGCGGCTTTTGTATTTGAGCTACGTTTTATTCTGCTTAAAGCTTCATACTCTTTTCCTGTACCTTGCTTTAAACGAGCATCGGTTACTGCTTTCTTTGCATAAGAAGCAAGAGTAGGTTTAGAGAGCTCTTCAATCTCTTCAACTTCTTCTGAATATTTCTTTTTCAAATAACTAACAACTTTTCGTTCGTATTCACTCTTAGGTGCTTTAGGTACACTGGTCTTTGCTTTATTCAGAATTTTTTTGTGGGTAGGGTCGACTTCTTCTTTAGTTAAACGGTCGACCGCTTTTGCAACATTGTCACTACGCTTCCATGATTTTTGCTTATGTTTACTCGACAATCCATAATAAGCATCTCTCGTACTAGGTTTTCTTGATGTCATTGCTTTGTGATCAAAATCTTTACTAATCATAGAATTAATTCTAGCATTAGTTGATGCTTTCTTTACATATGAACCAAGAGTAGATTTAGATAATTCGTCTAGATTTTCTTCATTTTTCATAGCAGCCTTACGACGGTCTATTTCTTTTTGTTGTGCTTCAATTTCTTTTTGAAGTTTTTTGGCTTCGTCTCCATGCTCTTTTGCAGCTGCACCTAATGTGCGGCCAGAAATACTTTTAAATCTAGCATTAATTCTACCGTAGGCAGAAGTTGCTTCATCAAAATGATGATAGCCAACGGTGGTCTTCTTAGCAGTACTTGAACCGGTGTTATGATGAACCAAATGTACTTGATCACCTTCACGATGAGCATGAACTTGACGACCAGTCTCATCTTTGAAAGTGGTCTTCATACCCGGTCTTAGATTCTTAATAGCAGCCTGGTGTTCAGGATGTAAAGGATAAGAAGTAGAAGATCCATCATGTACTGTAACCATTTTACCCCAGGAGTAATTTTTCTTCTCTACCTTAACCGCTTCGTTCATAATAGCCTCTTCTCTAACTGCTTTTTTTTGATTAAGATTCTTCATTGCAGCGCGTGCAAGATGTCTGGCTCTTGACATAGGTGTATGTACTGCACCAGATTTGTCTTTAACATTGCCGGCAACTTTTCTACCACCTTCAAAAGGAGGAGTATCTGGTTTGGTCTCTTCTACAATGCCAATATGATTGGCATCGTGAATTTTATATCCTTGTTTTTTGTAATGATGTTTTGCTAGTTCAACGGCGTCGCTTTCACTCTTAGCACTTATTCTAACTTTCTTTTCCATCTTTTCTTTACGTTTAGATACCATAGTATGCTGGGGATCCGAAACAGTTACTGACACTCTATGTTTAAGTTCTGGTTCTGATTTAGTAGATCCTGCTCTTGAAGCTGATGCTCTGGCTGCCATTGCAATTGCAGCGTCGCTTCTTTCTTTACTATTACTTTCATTAATTCCAGCTTTCTGTCTCCACTGCTGGCCATGTTTTTGAATAAGTCTTTTATGGGCAGCTTTTAATGACATAGCAGCTGCTGGGGCCATGTTAGGAGTTTCATCGCTTAATGCACGGTGAATTTTTTGAGCTTCAGCTTTTTCTTTGTCAGACATTTCTACTGCCTCGCCAAAACTGGAAGCAAATCTTTTAAATGTTCCTAATACACTCGTTGATTTAGGAGGGGCTACTTTACCCAATGTACCTGTTTTAGCTGTTGTTGTTTTAGCAGCAGGTTGATCGGAGGGGGAGGTATATTCATTAGGTGAGCGAGCTGTTTTCTTAGCACTTAATCCCACGCGCTTGATATAATCACCTCTTGTAATCTGACCAGATTGCCATGCTTTGCGATGCGCCTCTACGTCAGCTGGTTTAACTGAATAGTAAGCCTCATTAGTTGTCTCTTCTGGTACACAATTAGGTACTTGTCTGCCGTTTTTCATTTTAGTTCCTACTGGTTTATAGCCTTTCCAGCAAGGGTTGTCCTTAGGATCTTTTAATCCCTCTGCTAGCCTGGCGCACTGGGCGTTAATAGAAATAAACGCTGCCTGCTCTCTTGTTTGTTCTTCTAATTCTTGAGCACCAAGATAGGCATCGCGATACATTTCAAACATTTGTACTAACTCTATTTTATACTTCTCTGATTTTTTCTCTAATGCTTTAAAATTATTTTCACTGATGTAAACGTCTTTTTCTGCCATCTCAACAAATAGATTAAGTAAGGGGTCATGCTCATAATGTTGTATAACAGGACCCGACGCTTTAACCCTTGTTGATTTGCCAAGCTGTTTGGCAGTAAAGCGCTGTACTTCGGCTTGTTTAATTCTAGGCATTAACCTTGCAGCAATAAACTTAATAAGTTTTACTTTAGGGTCAATCTGTCTATCGATATTAATTTTATCTGATGGGCCTAGCTGATGATAGGAAGAACCTCTACGGCCGGCAATTCTTCTTCTTAAGATGTCTTTTGCTTGTTTACGAGCACGGCGAGTAAGCTGGACTTGACCGGCTAGCCTTTTGGCGGCCATTGCACGCTTGACTTTAAGTACTGGCTCTAATCTTCTCATTTGAGTAGCACGCTGTCTTCTTTGCTGAAGAGTAAGAACGCGCTCTTCTAATTCTGTTTCTTCTACACCCTCTCCAACCGTTCTAATATGATTGGCGATTTCATCGGCATGGGGATGTAAGGCTTTTGGAAGACCAGATTTAAATTGTTTCATTTCTCCAGCTCTTGCATGGGCGCGAAGCTTAGTACCTGACATACCTTCTGCTCCTTCGGCATCTGGATCTCTTTCTCCAGCTGACACAAATTTAATGGAATCAAAGTTAAAGAATCCATGCTTACCTTCTTTACCGTTGTATTTTTCTAACTTATCTTTGTATTCGTTAATTCGATCGCTTCCAGCGACGATAACGAGATGTTTGTTTCCAGCAGCATGGAGTTTCGATGCAGCATGAAAGATGGTTGGCTCGGACTTAGAAGAGCCATGGACCTCCGTGCCTTTACCGGCTACTTTTTTAAGGTATCCAATTTTCTTAGACTGCGGGAGAGGGTCTTTAGATGTATTTTCAGAATGGCTGGCAAAAATATGAGCCGAACCACTATGCTCATCAGCGGTGCTTTTTACTTTATTAATTAGTTTCTCGTGGCCTACTGTTGGCGGATTATATCGCCCGAAAGCCATGACGGCTGTAGAATTCTCAGATTCTTCTAAATTAGAGGTTTTTGGATCTTGAGGATTTACGTTAATGGCATCCAAAGGCTTGCCGGTAACGGATCTACCCTTTGGTGCTTTAATGTCTTTTTCCGAATTGTTTTTCTTAGCACCTAGTGCTAATTGTTTTTCATTATTATCCATGTTTTTCCGTTCAGGTTTACCTAGGCCTAACTGATCGTTCTATTTATAAAAAATAAAATTACGTTATCTCGTTATCTCTTCCCAGTCCATTGATGCGAAGATGTCAGCACCAGCAGTCTGTGTTGCAGCACATAAAGTTAATTCAAACGGGACTCCAGTCAATCCGTTTCTTTCCAGCTGAAACTTAAACAACGCTTCTTTAAGAATATCAATTGATGTTCTACTCTGATTTGTTGCAGAAGTAAATCCTGATGCCAGTATCCTTCCCCCGGTAATAGTTCCCCCATCTATCTTATATTCCACTGCAGAACTGTCTCCAGCACTAACCCAAGTACCCCCTGATGTTGTCCCTGATGCTCTAACCTGCCAGTTGTATACAGCATTGTTAGTGATACCAAGCAAAGATAACGCAGTCAGTATGACAATTGCATCAAGTCTATCTGGGCTTGTTTTTAATCTTAGCGATATGAGAGTGTAGTATGTACTTACATCAGTCAGATCTATTGGAGTTGCTACGGGAGTCTGTACTGCTTGCTGAGACCCATACAGCTCATATCCCCCTTCAGAGATAACTGTAGAACATATTTGTTTGAGTGTACTTGATGAAGCAGTTGTTCCTGTGTTTTTAATTTCATATCGTATTGGCAGATTTGCTGTCGTCATATATGGAACTGTGTTCCTATTATCATTATGAAATACATGCGCAATAAGCATCTTACCGTCAACTACAAAACCACATCTTAAATCACCTACTCCTAACCATTCAATATCAAACCATAAAATGTTTGTTTTCGAAACATCAAGCCCTGAGGTATGCGCAGGCTCCGATCCTTGTGCAGATAGCCCAGTACCATCAAATTTATCCACATTCCAATCAGCTTGTGCTACTCGAGTCTCAACCACTGCTCCAGATGTATAGGTTCTTAGCACAAAGTAATTTGTTGTACCATTATTTTCTAAATATACACCATTCTGCGCTCCAAAGTATCCTATACGCTGTCTTAAATTTGGTTTAGGCGTACTCATTGCAAAAGTATTAAGCACTAAAAGAGACTTTCCAGGCTGATACGAAAATACTTTAGTGGTCTCTCTAATTACCTCAGTATTAGCAGAAGCATCTACGTTTAAGTTAATAGTAGATTGATTGGTAACAAAAGCGTATGTGCCTCCTGAAGTATTAGATGTTGACCATAATCCATTATCTAAAAAACGATGTGAGCTATCAAACAGTGTTACCGGTTGAGATATTCTCAGACGACCGAATGCATCGGTAAGAGTGCCAGAAGGAGATAGTCTATCAGACAACATAAAGATTTCAAAACGGGTAGAGACCTGTTTTGAATCAATTTTATTTTGATCTAATCTAAACTGTGCCATTATCTCTCTCTACTTAAAAAGTTAGCTCTACTAAATTCGGATCTATCAACAAGCTTGGTTGGTCTATTATTACGTACAGACACAAACCCTTCTGGTTTTGCTTTTTGACCAGCAATTGAATGCTCATACTTTGTGTTGCGGGAGAGAGCGTTTACTAATACGTTTTTAGCTTGCTGTAAATGATGATGGATATCTAAAGCTGACTTAAAGGAACTCTTACTAGAACTAATTTGCGCAAGGTGGGATTTCATTTCATTGTTCTTACGCTCAATAGCTGATCCTGTCTTAAGTTTAGAAATGTCTCTAACATACCTACCCTGTAAATGACTTTTAAATCCTTCAACTGACGGCTTAGATTGGTCTCTGACGGTAGCATTAATGTAGGTTTTCAGATGTTCAGTATAGGGATGTACAGCTGTATGAAAGTCTTTGTGTGCACCGTTAAACGCTTTTGTAGCACTGTTTAAATGAGCGTTAAACTGTTCTTTCTCTTTTTCTGAGTACTTGTTCTTGGAGAAATCGTGATTAGGAGAGATGAGATGGACGTCGTCATGGCTTCCAAAATGACTAGTATCAGCATTGTACTGCGCTTTCATGTCATCAAGAGTATTACCTTTATAAGCAGTATGAACAACTACTCCAAACTTGGCATGTTTAACCTTATTACCTTCCTCTGAATCTTTCTTTGTAGAGTAGGTAATAGTATTAGGTTTAAAATGGTACTTCTCTCCATCATCAATTACGTCTTGCTTTGAGTACATAACATCACCCTGATATACTCCCTCTTTAGGGGCAACTTTTTTAAGGTGCTTTAATGCGTCGTTAAGCTTACTTACTAACCCAGGAGCATGTCCATGATTCTGCTCTATGTCCTCAGGTGTGTAATTTAACTTTGGTGTTTTATTAAACGCTGACTTAGAAGCTACAAAAAACTTTCCAGATACGGGATGATGTCCAAACACTATGGATGGTGAACCGTCGTACTTTGTTGTAACGGTAGTTTTATTATGCTTACCTGAAAGAAGGTCATGAACGTCTTTTAAGTTATGAAAGGCATGAGCAAAGCCTTTATCACCATCGTTTACTACATGGTCTTCGAGATGCTCTAAATGAGTAAGTTTATTTTCGTCGTTAACGGCTTCAGATAGTATCATTCTGTTTTTAAAAATGGTCCAGATAGTTTAGATGTTGATGAGGCATAGCTTACCACATCACTAATAAATTGATTTTGTATACCGTTATTTAGGATGGTAGAAACAATGTCACATCCCATAAACTTTGATAGCTGCCATTCGGCGTCTTTTTTAGATACCTCAGCTACAAACTCTTCATAGGTTTTCTTTTTAGTATCTTTTTTGTCTAACTGTAGGTACATATCGTAAAACTTTTTATAAAGAGCGGGATTCTTTCTAGCAATGTTTCCTTTTGTAGTGCTAATGTCAGAAATAGGTCTGCCTAATATTTGTCTGAGAATGCTGGCAATGTTGCCAAAGCCAATCTTACCCTGGGAAGCTTCAACTCCTTTTATCTCTCCTTGGAAGGAAGGAAAGGTTCTAAATTGAATTGATCCATTAACCGAAAAGAAAATAAAAACATCTTTTGAATTAAAGAAGTTTACTTTGCCGGTAGTGTAGTCAGTGTACTTTACTTCTTTTCTTGGCTCACCAACATTGTAAGCTTTTAAGTTAGGATGTCTGGAGATAGATTTCAGTGATATACCAATAATATCTTTCGAGTTAAATGCCTTTAAAAGCATTCTATTAAGCTCGGCAAGGTTACGGGTGTTAAAGAACGGAACGGCCATTCCTTCTTTTGTAGTCATGTAAATATCAGCTGGCGACCATTTGTTTATATCTGAGAAAGGTTTGCCTTGAGCTTTATTAAGAACCTCAAAATGACCTTCTAAAGACTTCACCCAGTTTGATTGACGGTGAAATATGTATGGCTTGTTTCCGTACTTTGCATAAAGAGCATCGGCAATTAGTACGCTTGAGTCAATCCACTTTTCTGGTAGTCCTGCGATAGCGTCAAATGGTGCGGTAACTTCTACCTTACTATAAGCTTGCTGTAGATTGTCTAAAGTATAGCTTTGAACTTTGTTCCATTTGGCCGCACAATATACTGCCTGGGCCGATTCATTTACATCTGTGTTCTCGCTACCGGCACCCGAGCCCGAACCTCCCCCAAACTCGCTTGTCTTCTTAAGTTGGGTAAACGTAACAAATTTTTCATCTGTGGTCTTGAGTTGGATTGATCTAGTTTCTTTACCTGCTAAAAGTGACTTCTCTATTTCAGGGTCATTAACTAACACAACAGCCCCACCCGTCTCTAATTCAAAGGGAGAGTTAGACTTAAGTTTAGTGAGAAATGTTTCTACTCGTCCAGGACGTTTGTAGATTTCTTTTCCGCCGAGATTTGCCATAGTCTGATATTTATGAACAAAAAAAGCCCGCTTTCGCGGGCTAAGCTTCTATGGAGACTACTTAAAACCCTAATATCTCACCACTATACTTTACAGGCTTACCTGGATCGTAATCTTTCTCAAAGTACTCCCTTAGCATCTCAAATCTAAAGGCAGCATTCATATCCCCACCTTCAATGCATCGCGATCGCGAGTACTCTAGCACCTTTAATAACTGAGGGAGAGTAATTCCGTGAAATTGCTGACGAGCAGGCTTTTGAGGACCTCTTGGTTTGTACATCATTGATATGTTACTCCTTGATTCTTTTCAAATGTGAAGTGAAAGTCTTGACCTAGAAAATCTTTACCGGTTTTCTGATTAATTACTTCTGAAACCGTATCGTAGAGTTCGTAGACTTCACCTTCAGACAAAATACTAATATCTGCATTACCAAACAGCACGGCTAAGATTCGATCATTTTTATTCATATTATCCAGGGTAGCGAGTTAACAAAGAAACAAGAGCAACAGCTATCAGGCTTGCGCATGCAATTGCCCATAAAAGTTTATCCACGTGACTCCCTAATCCATCCATCTACTACCTGACTTACTTCATCAAGAGCTTGATCAACATCAAGCATGCGCTCTTCTTCTTCCATCTTTGCATGCATCCACACATCATAAGGTTCCATCTCAACGATATCATCCATTATACTCGCTCCTTAGCTTTAGCAAAATAGATACCTGCGTTACCTTTTGTAATTTGAAGTCGTTCCATCGCTATAGAGAGGAACTGATCTTTATCACCATTTACTTCTTTAAACATTGTAATTGCTTGAGATAATTTAGTGCCACTTCCGGCCTTACGGGCGATAGAACGACGTGCAGGGCGGAACCCTTCGGTAGGCTCATCAGCCGGCTTTTTAGCTACTATGTCAACAATTGCCTGGCGATATATCGAACCAAAGGTAAATATGGGTTCTCCATTTTCATCTTTTTTACCAGTATCTCTAGCAACTACTTCTGCAAGATACGAGATGCGCTTTTTACCTTGAGCGAGTAGATCGCGATCAAATTCGTCAGTAGGACGTTTAGCAAACTTAGCCATTACTACTATCTCCTTTTCTCATCATCATACCTATATTATAGGAAATGTCGATAATTAAAGCAACTATTAAAACCACGCGAGCTCGTGGTTTTGACTCACGTCTAGCTGTGGTTAACGTCTGACTGGTGAGATTTTCTGAGGAACCTGAGCAGGATTCTTGGGTAATTGTGGTAATCGTTTGTAGAGTTCTTCCCAGTTTCTATCGTGATCGTTTATTGCTTGAGTAATAATCTGTATATTTGCGTCTTGCTCTTTATTTTTTATGTCAGCAGATTCTACTCTTTCAATAATGTTTGTTCTGGACTTCTCTGCTATAGTAAATCTTTCTTCTAACAGCTGCATTCTTAACTTAAAGTAATCAACATCGTTACCTCTTGACCACGCAATACCGAGTAGTACTACTACGACGGCGCCCGAGACAGCCAGTAAAACGACGGCTATCTCGAACTTGTCTTGCGATGTTAACTGATTGTAGATGTATTTAAGTTTTGTAATCACCAGCTATTTATTAGAACGTTTTTACAAATTTAATAGCTACTACGTTATCAGTTACACCTGCCTGACCTCCCACATTCATCTGATGCGTTAGGTTCACAGCTACTTGAGTATCTGTTTTAATGCTAGCTGTATAACCAAGCACTAAGTCAATCTGCCGGGAAGTAGCTTTGAGATTAACATTGTCTGACTGTGAGATCGGATTAGCGATGAAATCACCATTACCGTCGTCTACGTAATCATATCCTGTTACGGCTGTTACAGTAGCCGATCCTCTCTTAATAGCAACCGGCCCTTGCAGACTCAGGCTAACGGTATCACTGCTCTTATCAGATAAGAATACGTTACTTCTACTCAATCCAACCTTCCAAGTATCGCTGTAGATAGTAGGACTGAGGTTAATAATACTACCGTCGTACTTACTTGTACTAGTAACACCCAAGACATAGTTAGCATTAAAGCTTACCTTTTCAGTTAAAGGCTTAACTACGCCTCCGCCAACCCAGGTTGTACGAGTATCACCAAAACCGGTTACCCCAGTTGCATAGTTATTCAAAAACCCTGACTGTTCGGACATAGTTCCAAACTGAAGGGAAGTTGTGTAATCTGCTTTTACTGACTTAACTTCAAACCCCATACCGTTATCGGTCTTAGTTGCTGCCATTGTAGTGTTACGATCTAAGCTAGTAACTACTTCCTGATAGTTAGTAGGAGTCAAAGCAAGATATGGGTTACCATATAATGAACTAGTAGGCGAGGAACTATTAAACGACTTAGTCAGGTCAATTGTAAAATTACGATCGTACTCATCTGCTACTTGAACGTTCTGTAGAACCGAGCTACGCTTAAGTGAGGTAGACGTTGATTTAGTAAGTGCTGTTGATGTAGTAAGAACTTTTCCAGTCGTACGTCCACTACCTAGAGGTGCAGTAGTATAGACCAATGCGCCTTGAGGTCGAGTAGCCTTATCAAAGTTAACTAACCCGTTACCATAAACTTCGTCAACACCCTTGGCTCCTAAGTCAGTTGCAGTATTAATTACTAAGTTAACCATTTGATTGGCTTTAAGCTGGGGCCAGGCTTGTTTAATAAGAGCCATGCCGCCTGACACATACGCTGTTGAAACACTAGTTCCGGAAGCGTAACCTACTCGATTACCTGCAGCTTGTTGATTGGCAATTGCTACTGCTACATTCTCTCCAGGCGCGACTACGAAAAAGTCTTTGACCTGATAGATGTCATTACATTTAGTACCTGATAAACTAGTACAAATGTGACCGGCTCGGTTACTAAAAGAACTAATTTGATTCCTAGAGTTAACTGAACCGACGATAATTGCTCGTCCTCCTAATACTAGGTTGCCATTGCTATCGGTCTTAGTTGCGAATGCGGCAGGAAATGCAGAGTATGCAAGCCCTTCATTACCTGACGCTGCTACAAGCACACCATTTTTATTAGAGGTGGCGTATGAGTTAAGGTCTGATAAAGAATATCCATTCATACTACCGTAGCTAGATGTAGTACGGTAGATACCTTCTCCCACATGTGTAGTCCTGTCTCTAAAGCTAGTAGCAAAGGGAGAGGCTAGACTAATGTTAACGATGTGAGCACCTTTAGTGTCAGCAATCTTTAGCGCGTCTGTGATTCCTTTAAAAGTAATACCCGTTCCTTTAGCCCCGCCTTTACTAATTTGAAGTAGCATTAATTTAGCATCTGGCGCAACACCTATCGTACCCTTACCATCAGACTGACCGGCAATAATCGAAGCCATTTGTGTACCGTGTGATCCCCAGTACGTGGTCGTGTTTATCGAACTAAGAACACCTACCGATGACACGGCACCTTTAATATCAGTATGATTAAAGTCAAAACCATCATCAATAATAGCTACTAACGCACCCTTACCGGTAATGCCTCGACTCCATGCCGACGTAACTCCGGTTTGAGTCAGAACAGTATTGCGTTGAGTTGTTTCAAGGTTCTGTGCTTGTACCGAAGTAAGAGAGGCACTAACTGCTACTGCTAGAAGAGTCTTCTTAATCATGCTGCATCCTTAAAGATGTTTGAGTAAACTTTTAATTTTTCGTACTTTTTATGTTCGGCTATACCATAATTAAAATTACTAATCTCATTCACGTTCATTTTAGCAAGTTTAATTAAGTACTCAACATCTGCGATCTCTTTACAGAGCTCTTCCACATTGTTTTGTAATCCAAAGCGCCGTACCTTACTCACGGCTTGAATTACCTCGGCACACTCCTCCTGAAGAATGTCGAGTATTTCTTGCTGCTTATCGTTCATAATTTAATCCCTTCTCAAGTTTTGCTAATACATTCTCAACAGAACTAATCTCTTTATTCATACTACTCAGTAATTCTCCTGGTGAGGACTCATCTACTTTTTCATACATCTCAAACAAGTAACATCTGATACCTTCCATCAGCGTAATAACTTCTTCCGGTTTTAGTACTAACGTTATCATAATATAATTTTAAGGGTTATTGGAAATTAAATCAATGTGTTTACAACGTCCGTGATATTTAAATCCTACACAAGAGCATTTGTATCCGCTACTTGACTTCTTGACGGTATAAACGTTACCTGACGACCCTTTCACCTCTATCGTGTCCTCTTCTTTGATACGCTCGAGAATCTCAAACTTCCTATACTTGGTACTGATAGACATTGGATTCTTAAACCAGGTCGCCTTCAGATCACGATTACGAATGTAACCGTATGCCTTAGTCATTGAATCATTGAATAGATACATGTGATTAAGGTCGTAGGGAGAGTCCCACTCCGACACCTCTTTAGCTATAATCAAAATCGGCCTCATAGTAAACGGACCAGACATTGCTTGGGGTAACGTTGTACTCCATAGCGATCTCATAAAACACCTCTCGCATCTCATCCCGAGATTCGAATCCTTTTTTTACTTCGACAGCAATAGCCTCTTGGAGGTCGATTGCTACTGACTTGTAATATCCCATTATACAGCTTCCTTCTCAAATTCAAATAACATCTCATTCAACATATCTACTATTTTACGACCGTAGTCAGTAAACAACATGCCTTGCTTCCACACATAATGCTCAACGCACTGAGGTGAGTGAAAGTCTTCGGCCGATACCATCCATCGCAGGGCAGTACGCTCGTCACCGGCGCCAGCGGCCTGAAATCTAAGAATGGTGGACTTGAAGTTATCGATAGCGATCTTCTCCTCATTCTCAGCCTCTTGAGCCTGAACATCTATGACTTTAGCCATCTGATCGAATTGAGCTTCGAACATTTCGGCCGTCCAGGAGGAAGTATCATTGCGAGGACGACACCCGTAGGCGTCTTTATGCATGTCAGAATAGATGCAAGAGTATTGCTCAAGCTTGGTTAGTAAGTTCCAAGGTTTCATAACGATCTCCTTATTCATCATACATTAATTATAGGAAATAGGAGAAATTAAGGCAACTAAAAAACCACGAGCTCGCGTGGTGGTTGCTTACGGCTAGCTGTGGATTAGAACTACGGCTAGATGTGATGATCAAGCACGGCTAGATGTGAGAATGACCTTTAGGTAGTGCACTCATAGGGAGGTAAGGAGATATGATGAGAAGGAGCCCTATAAATGCACTATCTAAAAGTGTAGTGATGTCTCCCGACAATACTACACGGTACTACAATCATTCGTCTAACGTCTTGTCTTTGTTATAAACTCTAAAACCAGATAATGAATTATAATGAGAAATTAAAGCAATTGCAACTATTACTACTATCAGTGCTATCCAGATCATTTTTTGTTCTTTACTCTCTCTATAAGTTCATCGGCCTCTCTAAACTCTACCATCCATCGAACTAGATCTTCAGCACTATCAAACTCTTGCAACAACTGATCTCTAACTTTAGTGAACTGCTCCTCCGGTGAGAGAGGTTGTTTATTCTGAAAGTCAAATTGCATGGATTTGGCATTGTTGACTAGCTCGGCAAACCGGGCCCAGTCAATCTGATAGTTGATTGGATCTTTAGGTTGTTCTTCCATTTTGTACCCTTATAGAGTTGTTACAATTATGACTACCGATAGACCAATAATGGAGATTGCCAGGATAGTTATTAGTGCATACAAAAGAGTTGACAGCCCTCCAATCAATCGACGTATCCAGCGCAGTAACACTTCTAGCTCCCCACCCAGACTTCAAATGTATTTTCTTCACCTTCTACTGGAACAAACCTTTCAATAAAGACGTGGCCTCCAAACCCTCTAACCGGATCGGTAGCCTTGGCGAGGGTTTCTACAGAATTCCAAAGGTCAAGCCAAGACACTCTTCCTTTAAATCCTTCCACTACCACAGACTCTTTAGAATCCCAAGGCGCTATAATCTTAGCCCCGGCCGGTACGTTGGAGGTATTAATAAGGGAGGTAATGTCATAAATGCTCCATTCCGTATGCTTGAAGTTCCGTTCCTTTTTAAAGCGACTGGCCTGCTCTCTAATAGCATCGTCATGGGTGTCTTTAAGTGCCATCAACTCATCCCGTACCGGTCCAAGATACTTAACCGTCTCATTCACATATCTGCTAACATCACTGTTATCTTTAAAATTTTCGGACACTATGCTCTCAAGCCTGCGAAGGTAACACATGGCGTTATGGACGGAGGAGACCTGTTGTCCGGTGATGGTAAAGGAAATATCGCTCACTCTATGACCTCGCCATTGGCCCGCCGCTCGCCAAAGGTTTTCATCCAGGTGGAGAGATACTCTTTAGCCTGGCTTCTACTTACATCGAAATGCTCTTCAATATAACTTCCGGCACCAAACATGTTGGTCACCCCGGACGAACGAACCACATCTAGAAAAATGTTGACGTCACGCTGACTTGGTAATTCTTTATCCATAATATAACACTCCTCATCAAATAACAAATTAATTATACGAAAGCCCAATAATTAAATCAACCCTACTCACCATTATCTACCGAATCAATCTCAAATGACAGACGTAGCCATAAAAAGTCATCGTCATACAGCTTTCCTTCCACGCGCAGCCCACCAGTAGCAGTTGCTCGTTCTGCTCCTGGCCCCCGTATGCACTCGGTGGCTAGAGTGATCAACAACTCCCTGGCCTTCTTTTTAATGACCTTGATATCGGGAGTGGCAAACAGTATCTGTCCATCATCATCTTTTTGACCACCGGCCCATGACCAATTAAGGTATTCCATTACTAGGGCAACCTTCTCAAAATCAAACTCATCCATTATTTCAAAGATGGTTTGATAATGTTTGTCGGTCAGGCCAGAAGGAGCATGATCCATTTTTTCAACAGTCCTAGCAATATCCC